AGATTTTCAGATTTAGAGGCGTTTTTATTAAATCCTCGAACGTTAAAAAATCTTTGAACGACAATGTTCTCATTACACATTAACAAAAATTCTACTTTTGTTATATCTTGCTCTTTCATTTTTTTTAATTGATTTTTTTGTTTCTAAATTTTGTTTTTTCTTTTCTTGTTAGTTTGAGAAAAGGTTTTAAAAAATTTACCCAAGCGTCGTCACCTTTAGGTAAAAATTTGAAAAACCCGTCCTCCATCATGAGTTTGATTAAATTTCTATGTCCTCTTCCGTCGGGATCCATCGACTCAGAGTAATATAGTCCAACTAACTCTTTTTCCTCTTCATTCAAAAGTGGATTTTCTAAATTGACAAGTTTTTCATTTATAAAAAAAAACTCGTCACCAAAAATCCCTTCTTTTGTTTTTCCACTTAGGAGATTTTGAAGAGCAATATTTCCCTTTTCCTCTTTTAAAAGTTGTTCACTTTTTTGTAAAATATAAGTCAATTCAACATGTTGTTCAAGTAACTCAGGAAACATTTTAACTAAAGTTTTCTCACCTAAATAAAATATTCCGTCAATATTGTCGGAACTATCTCCTGTAAGAATTTTGATTGTTTTAACATTATAGTGAGGAACTTCAATATCATGAAGTTTTATTTTATCTCCCAACTTATAATATTGTTTTGTTGATGGTGAATAAACGGAAACTTTTTCTCCAATCAATTGTGTTAAATCTCTATCACTTGAGAATATTGTTTTTTCTTCGTCTAAGGAAACTTTACAATACTCGGCTATTAAGTCATCGGCTTCAGCATGTTCTGTCTCCAGTTGTCTTACAAACATCTCCTCAAGGTATTGTTTCACCCTTTGTTTTTGTTCTAAAAAAGATTCCTCTTTTGATTCAGTTTCTGAAGGTTTACGATTTAATTTGTACTTGGGGTATATCAACCTTCTCTGAGCAGAGGAAGTTTTAGAGTCCCAAAGAACTAGAACTTTATTGTAGTTGTGTACTTCAAGGAATTTGCGAAGAGTATTTAGAAAGTGCCATACACCACCAACATGTTTTCCATTATGATAGAAATCTCTAACACCATGAAATCCAATCTTCAATAAATTATTTCCATCGACAAGTAATGTCTTTGACACTTGCTAAAATTTAATTGTTACTACTACGCTTCTTCTTTTTCCTCCTTCAAGTCAAAATCACCATCCATACCTATAATATCTTTCCAATAGTCAGCGTATTCTTTTTTATACTTTTCTATATTTGTTTTTTCTTCAGCACTATCTTTTCCCGCAATAAAACCGTGTGGTGTTACAATTATTTTCCCATCATCATATCCAAGACCATTAATGTGATTTTTCATAACTGATACTTTTGTTCTTGATGCAAATTTAATAGTTCTCTTATCTTTTGTTGCCGTAATTTTTGTTGTTCCAGCACCTTTTTGATTACCAAATAAAAATACCAAAGAGGAATTCAACCAAATAGCCTCCCCTCCTTTTGCCTTAATTTTTGGTTGACCAAAAGGATTATCGGGTAACTCCACCCATGGTTGGTTGACCACAATCAAAGTATTTTCGTGTTTAGCATCTGATTTACGAGATCCTGAAATTCTTTGGTTAATACCCATACCAATTTTGTCGGCTAGTGCGGCCGCATTGTGTTGTTTTCCACCTCGGCCCTCATAAGTCATTTTACATGGAACTGATCCAACAGAATCCCACATTATACAAAGTGAATAATCTAACTCACCTTTTTCTTGTGCGTCTAATAGTTCATTTATGTAATCTGTAATTTGTTCGATGTATTCAAAATTATTATTGAATAAAAAGAAACCGTCCCATGTCAATTCACCTGTTTCAGTGTCAACTACTTCTTCACATTCAAACCCCATAAGTTTAGCGTGTTCAAAAGACCATTTCTGTTCTGTAATAATAAACACGGGTAAAATACCTTTTTTTTGAGCGTCGACCGCGGTTTTAACAAGAGCGGTAGTTTTTCCTGTGTCTGAATGTCCCAAATACATATTAAGGTGTCCAATTGCAGGACCGGGTAAACCAACCGCATCCAAGAAGTCAGGTCCAAGATCAAAAAATCTTTGTGGTTTATATTTTGCGTCGCTAGAGAATTTTTTCTTTATCGAACTGAAATCGTTTTTCTTTAGTGCCATTATAATTCGTAAATTTTAAAATTTGTAATTGTTTCTAATTTATCTTTAGCATCTGTTAGTTGTCCGACTAAGTTATCCATTTCTTCTGTGTGTTGTGGATGTTCTCCAATACCAACAGAATTAGAGAAATAAACATATAATCTTGCTTCAGCGTCTGCAATGTCTGCCTCATACTTTTTTACGAGGGCTTCCTTTAATTTTTCTGCAATAAATGATTTCATATATTTTTATTTTAATAATAGTAATTTTAAATTACAATATAAATGATCATATTTATTATTTTTCTTTTTCGATCAAAAAATCTGATGTTGTTGTATTTTTACCATGAATGTGCCACAAGACATTTTCGGTATTGTCTACTTCTCCAATTACACTTTTTTTACACCATATGTCTCTCCACATATTATCTTCAAACGCGTATAAGTTATTTAATTCTAATATTTGTTTCAATGCTTTGAGATTGAATGCAAAAGTTGCCGGCATTTTAAAATCGCACATTTTAGGATTTGCCCCCAAATTATGATAACTTCCTTTTCTTAAAAACTTTCCATTTATTTGGTATGCCATGACAGATGAAACAACGTCAACATCATTTTTTTCAAAGTATTGGACTATGGTTTTGACGTAATCTTTTTTATAAATGTCGTCATCATCAATTTTTACAAAAATATCATATTCTTCCCAACCATCAACCTCAAGAATTGCCTTAATGTGATTTGTATGTTGGTGTTCATTTCTGTGATAACTAACAACTAAACATTCATCAATTAAATCGTCAAATACCTTTGGAATCAAATCTAATTTTGAGTTATGATCCAAACAAACATTAATAGAGTGACAGATATTTTTATAACTTTGATTTTTGATGTCAAGAATTGATCCTCGTAACATTTTATATCTGTTATAACTTGGTGTAAAACACAGTACTTTTTTCATGGTAAAAATAAATGGGGGTCAGTGACCCCCATATTTAAAAATTAAAATGGTAATTCTTCATCGACCTCATCATTGGCTTGTGGGTCTGCAACTTCGTTGATTGACTTACGTTCTGCTTTTGGTGATCCTCCCATAGAAACTTCAGATGTTTCATCATTTGAGTAAACGTATCCTCCTTTTTCAGAATCCCAACGCGGGGTTTCTCCTCTTGCAATTGCTTCGAGATACTCGACAGGTTTTTTAGAATATACGTCTTCCCAAGTCAACTCATCAGAAACCCATTCAGACATTTGATTTTTATCTTGAGAGATTGCAGATGGATCATCATACATTACTGTTTGGATTACTGTATAAAAAGCTCCTTTTGGAGTTTTTGCCTTGGTTAATTCAAGAATCAAATCACGTCCTGTATCAGAATCTGTGATGTCACCTTTTGCTTTCCAAATCGGAATAATTTTATCAAGGATTCCTTCTTGTTTGTAATTGTGTTTGAAACGCCAAAATTTAACTCCGTCTTGTTCGTTATCGCGATCAACAACTTTAACAATATAAAACTTACGAGCTTTGTATTGTTTTGCAAGTTCTTTATCCGCCTCACGACCTGTTGACATAAGTTCTTCATAAACTTCATTCAACGGTGAACGTTCATTATCATTTTTTCCTGGATCGTAAAATTTTTGGTATTTACCGTCCACAAGGATTTCGTGGAACCATACTTCTTTGAACGGTGAAGATCCGTCAGTTGTAGGAAGAATACGTACTCGTCTCTGTCCTTGTTTTTCATTGTCTTTCAAAAGAGCCGCGAAATATTTTTTCATTCGGTCTTCTTGAGACATTTTAGAACCGCTTGCTCCGCTGTTCTGAGTTGATTTTTCGTACTGTGCAAGTACTGCGTCTAATGAATTTGTCGCCATGTGTAATTAAAATTAAAAGTTTATGTGTTAAAATTATAGTTGTATAATAAGTAAATGTCAAATTGTATATTAAAAAAATAAAGGTCGAAAAACTCGACCTTTTTAAAAATTATCTTCGTGAAAATTGTCCGGGGTAATCTTCGTTGTTTTCTCCATAGTCATAAAAAGAATCTTCTATTTCTCCTGGTGAATAATCTTCAACTTCATCGGAGGTTAAAACATATTCGTTTTTTCCTGATTTTTCCATCTCTTCTTTTTTATCAACAAAAAAATCTGTTAGTTTTTGTTTAAAAGGTCCTGAATCCAAACTTCTAAGCTCCAATTTTTCTTCAGGAGTTTTTGGTCTCATTTTTTCAATCTTGGATTCTAAACTATTAATGGTGTTAACTAAATTATCCATCTCACCGACTTTTTTCTCTAAAGTTTCAAGTTGTTTAAAAAGGTTATTAAAATATTCTTCTTGTTTATCTTCTATAGTTTTTTGAGAATTTATTAAATCTGTTATATCTAACTCTTCAGTTTCATCTTCTTCTTTACCCACCTCTTCAACGTCAGGGTCTTTAGCAACGTCGACGGGTGTTGCTCCAGTTGTTGCCCCTGCTTCGGGTGCTCCAGGTGCGGGAGCTCCAGGTGCAGGTGGTGTGGGTGGTGCGGGTGCTCCTCCTGGCGGTGGTGGTAATC